TACTTGCTGAAAGATAATGTCACAGTTTGCCGGTTTCAACTTCGTGAATAGGCATTCTAATATTGCAATCTCACCACTGCCGAATGTGAACGGGAACGTCAGCGGGAAACTTTCCGGCGCTTCATCCGTGAATCTGATCACGATGGTGAACCGTGCTTCCTGTTCCGTTGTGAACATCACCACCGGAAACGTCAGCGGGAAAGTGATTTCTTCAATCCCAGGGTTCACCGTAATGGTCACGCCGAACACAGCAGCCAAGTCAATAAAATCCTGTTGAGTTTGAACACCCAACGCCGCAAGCTTTGTCAGGATGTCCCGGCGCCGTTCAAGTGTTGTGCCTGTCCCTTTGAAACATGAATCAGGAATGCCGAGTGCTGATTCCCACTCTTCAATGAACTTGACCGTTGTGTCGGGAATGATGTTGTCGTTGTATTCCTTCAGAAAACCGTTTGCCCTGAACAGTTCACCGGCCATACCCCGCAACAGCTTGCGAAGGTTCGAATCGGTCTTGAACTTCGCCGCGAACAGTTCACCGCCTGGCAGATACCTTGCCAAGCTGTCAGTGTAGTCTTCGTTGTTCCTGCGTTGGAATAATGACATTACGGATAAACCACGCTGCCCAGGACACCGATTTCACCTGATGCGATCACCACGTCACCCGACGGTGCCGATAGTGTGAAGGTTGAAACGACATCACCGGTGACAGTGTCAACAGTGTTGAAGATGGCTGACCGATAGGCGTCTTCATCGATATTCACGCCAACGTCAGTGCGTTCGTCGAAGAACTGCCGTAAATTCGCATTGATTGCCGTCTGCATTGTTGAAGTATTCGGTGTCAGTGCGGTGAACGTGAAATCAACAGTCACGCCGGTTGGCGCATTTACGATCACATCAGCGTCAGCGGTGTTGGCTGGTTTGATCGTCAGGATCTGGTCTTTCACCTTTGTCACTTCAGATGCCGCAGGGATGGGGTTCAGATCATTATCACGCATGAAGAACACAGTCACCTGACCGCGTGCTGGTGTGATTTCCTGAACGAACACCCTTGTCACGCCTGCAATTTCCTTTGCTTTTTCAATTATGTCCGATACGTTGAAATGTGATGTCGGGTTCTGAATGCGATCAAGTAACCGGGAACGAAGGGCTGTTTCAGTTTCCTGATCCGTACCGCCACCCACTTCACCAAAGTCAACTGTCAGCGTGTCATCAACGTTGACGATCGGGCTTTGGAGCGTCAATTGTGTGCCGGCGTCAAGATTAACCGCAGCACCGAAGTCAACCGATTCAACCGGAACGCTTGCCGTCGTGAACGATGACGTTGCGCTGGTTCCCAGTTCATCAGGCGGTGACCCGGTGACAGTGAACTGATATTCATCAGCTGCAGTCACCGTGATCGTGAACGTGCCGTTGTATTCGCTGTTTGCTGCGCCGGCGTGCGTCACACTGACACCGTTCGCCAGGTTATGCGCTGAAGCGAACTTTGCGGTTGCTGTCTGACCAACACGGGTGAAGTCAACAACGTTCAACACGGTCGCACTGATCGTCGCTGCTGCCGTGCTGATAAAGTCACCAACACCTGTGACCGTCATTGTTGTGCCTGATGGGACCACTGTTGTCGCTGTGCCGGTCGCAACGACATTGCCGCTGGACTTTGACGCAGCAATCAAGGTCTTACCCCATATCGCAGCCCAACGGGTCAGGAACGTTCCTGTTGCGGTGTCAGGGAAGCTTTCAAGGATGGCAAAGCCTAGTTGAAGATAAAAGTCGAAGATGCGGTTTGCAGCGGCTGTGACGATTGCACCCAGCCAACTGTTTTTAAAGAATGGGTTCGACGTTGCAAGTTCACGCTGAACATCAGCCTTCGACCGGGCGTCAACTTCGCTGGCTGTTTCTGGTAGGTTGATCGGCATTACTGGACCCCAGTTTTATCCCACAATTCAAAAGACCTTCGAACAACTTTATCACGGCTGCGGCGAATTGTAATGTCAAGCAACACCTTGCCGTTTGACAGGGTTGCCGTCACTTGATCGATCGACACAGCAAACCCGTCATCAACCAACCACTGAAGGGCTTTGAATGTTTCATCTTGCAGGCGGTTCAGATTGCTGCGGGTCAGCCTGGCCTGTGACAGCAACCAAATCTTTGACCCGTTTTCGAAGTCAGGACCGTTGCCGATCCACCCCCGGCGCCGACGGGCGTCAGTCACTTCATCAGGGGAAGCACGCCGTTCACCGAAGATTGAATACAAAAGCGATGTGTCAAAGAAGTCTTCAGTCTTTATGTCACCGTTGGCGTCAAGCTGAAAGTCGTGTAGTTGTGTCGCTGCATCGATTGCAAGCACTGCGTCTGTTGTCATTACGTCACCCCGCTGATTGCTGCCTGAGTGTCACCATTAGAGTCAACGCCCTGCGCGTGACCGTGCGTGTCGCTGATGTCGCTGCCGTTGGCTGTCACAGCGCCCGTGAACGCCGTGTCGCCGACAATATTGACATCAGCGGTGATGTTCACTGTTGCAGCCTTGATATTGATGTCAGCGGTGCCACCAGTGCCGGTTTCAATTTCAAGGTCACCGGTGCTGCGCCAAATGATGAAGGCGTCAGTCGGCGGGTGGTAAAAAGCAACTTCGCCATCAGCCAACGTCGGGCGATCTTTGGGGGTCCATGCTATCGCCGCACGGTTGTCCGGATTGCCTTGAATCGCCAGCATCAGTGCTAGGGCGTCAGCAGGAACGTTACCGTGTAATCCATAGGGGAACACAATCAATCCGTCAGCCACTTTGCCCAGATATTCCATCTGTTGTGTTGCGAACTGATCAGTGTCGCTGCCGGCTTTCGTTATACGCGCCCAGCGCAGAAGGTCACGAAACATTTGTTGCCACCTCTACTGTTGTATCGTCTTCCAAAACCAGAGTATAGGCTTTTTGACCCACGAACCCTAATGTTGACTGACGACCGGCTTCAAGGTCGAAGCTGAACGTCACGCTGTTGCAAAGCATCGGTTCAATCTTCCCAACGAAGTCATCAACGATCTGATATATGCGGTTGGTCTGCCACAGATCGCCGCTGTCAACCGCAACCCTGAAGCCTGGCACGGCTGCTGAATATGCAAGCCCGCGGGCTTTCCGAACATCGGCTTCCCACTTTGCACGTTCTGTGCAGTTGCTGTCACTGAATGGGGTCTCTGAAATCAGGATCAATTGCCGTCCGGCGCGAATCGCTGAATCAAAGACCCCACCACTCTGATTGACCAACGAAGCGAGGTCAGAATCGCCGGCCTGATTCAGAGCGATGGGGTTCAAACCGGATGCCGCCTTATAAGCGTTGAAGCGTCCGGTGGTATCGAAACTGAAGCTGCTGTTGATGACGTTGTTGTCGTCAGCTCCGATGATGTGCTGAACGGCGCCTGATGCGTTCACACCGCTGTTTGTGGCAATGACAATGTCACCGTCACCGTTTGATGTCAGAAGCACCTGACGTTTACGTGCGTACTTTTCAATGAAGCTGAAAGCGTTTTCACCCGGTTCCGGTGATGCGATGTCTTCGGCTGCGCTGAACGCCTTCGGGGTCACCTGATCGATGACTTTGATTGACAGTCCTAGATGATCGATAACTTTTTCAATCACCGATTTCAGCGTCAGGTTGTCACCGCGTAGATCGTCAATTGTGTCAATGGTGCTGTCAAGTAAGTCGGCGGTCTTGTCACGCCCGCTGACGTTGATCGTGTGATTGGCGCCGTCATAGTTCACGGCAACGACTTCAATGAAACCGGTCAGCACCTTTTCACCGTCAACGATCACTTTGCATTCTTCACCGCCTTTGAACGGTAGCGGTTCGCCGGACGGCGCAACGGCTTCGAAGCTGAACGTATTGGTCAGAGCGTCAAGCCTGATTTCACAAGTTGCCTGCGTAAAGTTGGTATATTGAACGCCGTCAACTTCTAGTCTCATTGCGTCAGCACCTTCACTTCACCTTCAACGAATGAGACATCAGCGATATTGTTCAGATCAGCCAGTTCCTGACCTAGTTCATCGCTGCCATAATAATCGAACGCAAGAAGCCTGGTGCTTGTGGGGGTGGTTTCAACGGTGATGATCTGACTGGTGTTGACTCTGACATCATCCAGGGCTTCAAGCACCTTGACCCGCATGTCGGTCAGTTCATCTTTGACATCCTGCGTGATGCCGTTTTCCTGAACCGCTTCAAACTGACCATCAAGTTCAGCGGTCAGTTCGTCAATTTCAGCGGTGGTGTCGAAAGTGACATCGACTGCGTTCAGATATGCAAAGCCCAACGAACTTGCGTTCATGGCACCGTTCAGAATGTCGTTGTTCTTTTTGCGCTCAATGCGACCGGCTGTGTCCTGCTTGATTGCTGTGTCATCGTCACCGAATCCGAAGAACCCGACCATCGTGTCAAAGGTCGCACCAGCTGACGCATACAGACCGTTGACATCGGCCATCAGATTCCGAACAGCCGTTCCCAGGTTTGACGGGTTACTGACCAATGAATTGACGTTCGCTGACAGTTCACCCAACGTGGCGTTGAATTCATTCAGATTCACAGCCGCTTCACCAATGAAGTCAGTTGCTTTTTCAGCCCTGGCAACAATTGCATCAACCTTGTCGGTGGCTGCGCCGAAGTTGCCGGTGAACGCATTGGTGACCGTGAATTCATCGCTGATGGCTGTTTCAACTGCAGCCTGAACAGCGGTGTTCGATGTGGCAATCTGCGTGACAACGTTGCCGGATGTCTGTGGAATGCCGCGGTTTCCGTCAACCTCAAACTGAACCGTGATGACTGCATCGCCGAATTCACTGAACCGTTCGTTCAGGCTGTAAGTCACAGCAATAACATCGGTGATGCGACCGTACAGCGGGTGAATCAGTTCGCCTGTGCCCTTCTCTTCAAGGACGGCAATCAGTCTGTCACGGTATGCAAAATAGTCCTGATCGGTCTTGTCATTGATGACAATCTGCAGATTGTACCGACGGGGTTGCAATCCCAGGTCTTCAACGTTCTGGGTGTCACGGCTGGGGAACTGCTTAATTGCGTGCTTTCGACCGCCGGTGACAGAACCGGAATCAATGGCGATCGGAACCCCCTTGAAGAACCCCTGAAGAATTCGCGTTTCGTCAGCCATATCAAGCCCCCGCAGCTGCCATGTTCATTCCGATGTTCACCCGGCGCCCCCTGCCTGACAGCCTGGTTGATTGGACTGCTGACCCAGGCGTTGCCGAAACAACAATTTCACCGTCAACGGTTGCGCCGCCTGCTGGTGATGTTGGTGCTGTTGCTGGTGCAGCTGGTGCGCCGATTTGCCCGATTGTCAGTGATCCGAAGCCAAGTTTTTCAGCGACGAAGTTCAGAGGGGCAAGCAGCCCGTTTATTCTATCGATCACAAAGTTCACAAACCCGACGAATGTGTTTTTCATCCCTTCGACAATAGCATCCCAGTTCAGCGCCACCGCTGCGATGATTCCGCCCAGTGCAAGTATTCCAGCACTGATCAGCAATATCGGCAGACTGATTGCGGCAAAGGCTGCGGCGATACCGGCCAACACCAGCAGCAACGGACCACCGATTGCAGCCAATCCACCCAGGATCAACACGAACTTTTTCATCCCCGGTGACAGTTGAGAAACACGGTTGACCACCCTGGTCATCAGATTCGTCAGTTTGGTCGCCAACGGAATCAACAGACGACCGAATGATTCGCTTAAATTCTTTGTTGCTTCCTGGCTTCGTCGCTGAACGTTCGCATAATCGTCCCAGGTGCGGTTCACATCACCGACAGCCTTTTTACTTTGTGATGTGGCAATGCGAAGGATTTCAATAGATTTTGCTTGTAAGAGCGTCACCCCTTTCGCCCGCTGAATTGCTTCAACATTCTTTCTGAACTCAGGGGTTGTTTGGCGAATAACAATACCTAATGATTTTGCGCTTTCGGTTTCACCCAACAGGGCTTTAGTCAACGCAATGCTTGCGCCTTCTGCACCACCGGAAAAGTTTTGAAACGACGCTAAGTCAGACGCAAGTTCGTTGACATCTTTCGCCATTTGCAAAGCCGCATCACCGGTGAACCCGAAACCAACCAACAGGTCACCAGTGTCACCGATCATTTGACGGGCAGTTGATCCGGCAACACCGAACGATTTCGAGAATTCGTCAGCAACTTGGTTTGCCTTACCTTCGACGGTGTCGAACACCTGATTGAACTTGCTTGCTGTTTCAGTGGCGTCACTGGCAGCGTTGATCATGCTTTTCGCCATCAGTCCCAGTGGAACGGTGATGGCCGCAGTCATGACGGCGCCGACCTTGCCGAATGATGCTGCCATCTTTCGCGCACTGTCACGACTTAGGCGGGTTACTTTGCGAAGTTTTTTGTCGG